GGGGTTGAGAAAGTTCTTTCTTCAGGTGAAATCGACAAGTTACTTGAAAACGGTGTAACGCCTATCGAGTACGTGCGTACACGTAACCGCAAAGGCTTCCGTGTAGCTCAATGTGTGACGACTTACCAAGATGATAACAACCCATCTTACCGTGAGAACTCTATCAGTGAGTTAATGGACTTCTTGAATATCGAATTACGTGAACACTTAGAGTCTCGCTTCGTGGGAACTAAGGGTACTGCTGTGACTGGTGCTCTTATTAAGAATGAGGTTCAATCGTTCTTAGACCAAAAAGTGCGTGAAGAGTGGCTAGTTGAATACGATCCTGAAAGCGTTGTTGTGTTAGATGGTGAAGTTGTAGAAGTAAGCTATGCGGCAATGCCGGTTACTAGCGTTAACTACATCCTAATCACTGGTTCATTCTACCGTTCAGCGTTAACAGCATCTTAATAAGGGGGTTGAAGAGTTATGAAGAATCGAAATAAAATGCTACTAAAGCTTGACTTACAATTCTTCGCTACGCAAGAGAAACAGACTGTTCACTCAGGTTCTACGATTCTCTTGATGATTGGGAATAAAGTAGTAGGGCGTGCGCAAGGTATTGACGCGCGTCGTTCTTTCGGTACTGAGCCGGTTATGGAAATCGGTTCTATCATGCCGCAAGAGCACGTGTACAACCGTTACGAGGGTTCCGTTTCTATTGAGCGGTTCTTCGTTAAGAAAGACAACCTTGCTCAACTAGGCTTTGCTTCGTTGGGTGAGGAAGTTCTAAAACAAGATGTTATTGACATCGTAGTGGTTGACAAAGCTACGAAAGCCGTTATCCGTGCTTATCGTGGATGCTCAATCCAAGACTACTCTGAGAACTTCCGTGCGAACACCATTAGCGGAGAAAATGCTAGCTTCGTGTACTTGAAGGCATCGGACACGACAAATTAGTATCAACTAAAAGCACTCCAGCTTAAAAACTAAATTGTAATTGAGATAGACGCTCAGGATCCTAGCTATCCTGAGCTTTTTATATTTTTAAAACAATTAGGAGGAATTATTAATGGAAAACCAAGCGCGTGATTTAGGTCAAAAAATTATTCAGGGTTCTAACCGTAAACACACAAAACAGTTCAACTTCTCAGAGTATGATTCTCGTTTTGTTGGAACGTTCGTATACAAGCACCCATCAGTTTTAGACCGTATGCAAATTGGGGTTAACAAAGCGAAGATGCTACAAGGTTTACAAGGTCAAGTAGACGTTCTTACTGACAACATCGCTCATATGGGTGCTACGTTGGGAGTCGTTTTAACAGAGTACCCAGAGTGGTTTAACCTTGCGGACGTTAGCGAATACGAGGTGTTAGAACAGGTTTATGACGAATACACAGAATGGGTAAATTCCTTTCGAAAGCCTGCTAACGCCAACGATGATGCAGGAGATAATCAAGGAGCCCAGTAACAGATTTGATTACTGGATAATGCGAGAGTGGAAGGTGTTACCAACCTCGCCAGAGTTCCAAAATCTAACATCCGACCAAAAAGAGTTCCTTTGGGAAAACTTTTTATTAGACAACCCAGAAATTTCGAAACGTCTTGCGAATCGCTTTGTGGATGAAGACTTCGATAAGGAATTTGAGAAGACTGAGAAGGCAGCTGTAGAGGCACAAGACGCTTACGAGAGTAAAACTGACCAAGACGAAATCGACGCGATAGAAGAGAGCTACAGCCGTTTTACGGAACAGGACGGTGATCTCCCTGATTACCGAGAGGTACTAAAAGCAAAGGGTATCGTTTTGGACAACGAAAAGTTAGAAGATGATGATGACTGGGAGGAGGTGGACTAGTCCATGTCACAAGAAATTGAGTTAAAACTGAAAGCTGATACCCGTGAAGCCGTTAAGTCAGTCAAAGACCTTGAAAAACAGATGTCGAATATGGAAAACATCGAGAGTAAAGGTAACATGGATAACGGCTTTTTGTCGCAGGAAGATGTTCGACGGTTTCAACGACAAGCTGACCAAGCAGAGCGTATCTACAAACAATTCTTTGAGAAATACAACAAGATAGAACGTGAGTTTGAAAAGAAGAAACGCGAGCTTGAAGAAGCACGGAAACGAAACCCGAACTCTACCACAACTGAACAACTGGAACGGGAGGTAAATGAAGTTGACTCTCGTAGAAAGATTTACCAGTCACAAGTTGAAACGGTTGAAGACCAACGTAGACAGATTCATCAAACCCAACAGAACGTAAACGATATGAACACTCCGGGAGTAATGAACAACATGCTTATGGCTACACGTAAGTTACTCCCGATGCTGGGTGTCACACTGGCTGCTGGTCAACTTATCGGGTTCGCTAAAGATGGTGCTAGACAGATTAAGGTGGACGAGAACTATATGTCCAAGCTTGGTCAACAGGTGCCAGGATTTAACGGTGACTATGAAAAAGGAAGACTACAAGCACAGGATGTCGGGTTGAAAGATGGAAACGCTTATTCTGCGATTGACACAATGCAGACAGGCGCGACCTACTCAAACCTTGCTGGCGCTAAAGACTCGAAAGAGCTTTGGACTGCAACGAATGAAATTCAAACGATGTCTCGTGTTACGGGTATGGATCCTAACGAGCTAGCACAACAGTCAGGCACACTTGTGCGGAATGGCACGTTTGATGCGAAGTCTCTTAAAGGGTTCCGTGAGTCAATGGTTGGTGCGATTAAAGAAACCGGAATGGCAGGGCGTGACCGTGAGTTTATCAACGCTGTAACAGGTTTATCTGAACAAGTTGGAAGCGGTCAGATGAAGTTCTCTAAAGATGAATTTAATCAGCTTTTAGGGCTTCAAACGATTCTAGGTGAATCAGGTAAACCAGGATTACAAGGGCAAAAAGGTGCTGACGTTCTTGGGCAGATTGACGCTGGTGTCAAAGGTAATGATAATGCGGTTGACCTTATGCTCGGATGGGGAAGTGAGTACCAAGGGATCGAAGGGCGTGCTGAGTTAGAACGTTTGAAAGCCAAAGGTATTTCTGACCCTGAAGTTGCTCAAAAGCTATTCTCTAATATCGACAAATTAGGTGGAGGCAACAAGGATTACCAAGCTTTATTCCTAAAGGATAAGTTTAATCTTTCTATGGAACAAGCTGATGCCTTACTTGAGGATGACACTCTTGACAAGCTTAAAAAGGGTGGTATGTCTAAGAAAGAAATTAACGCCATCATTAAAGACGGTGGTAAAGAGTCTGATAAAAAGCAAAAAGATTGGACAGAATCTCAGGCACAACGTCGTGAAGAGAACGATGTTAAGTGGGAGAACACGAAGAAGTTTGGTGGTAGCCCTCTTGACAAAGCTTGGAACTGGGGTAAAGAACAATTCCTTGGTCAATCAGAAGGTGCCCAGTGGGCTGAAATGATTGGCGGTGCCGGTCTACTAGGGCTTGGTGGAGTTCTGGGTGGTAAGAAGCTCTTTAATATGATTGGCAACCGTAAAGTTGGTGGCGCTCCAAAAGCTCCTTGGTGGAAGAACATCAAGAAACCTTCCATGCCTTCAGTTCCCGGAGGGGCTAGCTCTGTTCTAAAAGGTGGACTTGGTGTTCTTGGTTCAGCTGTGGCTATGAAAGAAGCTGGTGACGCTGGGGGCGGTGTCGGTGACTGGTTCTTTGGCCATGAAAAAGGGCAGACCGTTTCTAGCTGGAACCCTTTCGAAACTGAGACTTACAAAGAAGACAAGCAGGGTGCTCTTTCAAAAACTTGGGACTTCGTAACTCCTTGGCAAACCGGCTCTGAAAAAGAGAAGGCAAAAGAGGAAGACAAGAAAAAAGAGGAAAAGGCTGAGAAAGAACATAAGCCCAAGAAAGAAGAAAAGAAAGCAGATAAAGAAAAGAACAAAGACAAAGAGAATGCAAAAGCTGACGAGAAGAAAGCCGATGCTGAAAAAGGTAAAGACGAAAAAGAGAAAGATGTTGGTGACATCAACTCAGAAGTAGTTAATATCAACGGTAAAGTCATTAACATCATGGGACAACCTGAGAAGGAAGAAAAGCCTATGAAAGCTGACGGTGAGAAGAAGGTTGAAAACCTTGACGCGAAAGTGTTAAAACAAGACCCACTTCAAACCAACGCTGAAATTATTACGAATCCTGAAGCTACTGACAAAGACAAGAAAGATGACACCAAGAAGCTCGTTAACCAGTCTCAGCGTACTAAAGAAGTTGAGAAGGCTAACATCGATGCGAAGGATAAGCAACTAGAGAAAGAAATGACTTTGCTTGACCACCAACGTAAAAACATCGACGATTCAAAGATGGTTCAAGAGTTCGGTGGGTACAACGGGCAAGGAAGTCGCACGTCTGCTACTGAAGCCGGTGGTGGTCAGGGTATCTTTGGTAAGCTTATGGGTGGTCTACTGGGTGGATTATCTGGTGGTGGTGGTATCCTAGGTGGGTTACTAACCGGTGGTGGAACTTTCATGAACGCTGTCATGGAAGGTATGGGGCTTGGAGGAGGTAAAGGCGGTGGTGACACCGATATTTCTGGTGACTTCACGGGTAACTCCAACGCTCAGGTAGCTTGGAACTTCTTTAAATCCAAAGGCTTTACCGACCAAGCAGCTGCTGGTATCCTAGGTAACTTACAACAGGAATCTGGAATCGATCCTACCAAGAAACAATCTGGCGGAGGTCCTGGACGAGGTATCATGCAGTGGGAAGCTGGCGGACGTTGGGATCAACTAACGTCTTGGGCAAAGCAAAACGGTAAAGACGCAAACAGCATGGAAACTCAACTACAGTATATGTGGTTAGAAATGAATGGTAAAGACTCTACTGGAGCAAGCAAGCTTAAAAACAAGTATGGAGGTATGGAAGGGCTAAAATCAGCCAACGATTCTAAGTGGGCAACACAAGCGTTCGAAGACTCGTTTGAGCGTGCTGG